CCATGGCCGATGGCGAGAATCCCGACTGGGTGCGCCTGCACACCCAGCTGCAGATGCTGGTCTGGCAGGTCATCGGCCGGGCCGATTGGGCCATGACGGAGATCACCGGCAACTTCCACAACAGCTTCCGGGGCGCGCTGCTGTTCTCCGAGCGCAAGGAGGTGCGCTGATGCTCCCCCTGATCAACGGCAGCACCTTCACGCCGGAGCCCGCAGACATCACAGGCTGGGCCGCCGCCTACCCTGCGGTGAACGTGCAGGCCGAGCTTGCCAAGATGGCATCGTGGCTGGACGCGAACCCCAAGAACCGCAAGACGCCCGCAGGCATCAAGCGATTCATCAACTCATGGCTGGCCCGCGCACAGGACAGGGGCGGTGCGAGCCCGAACACTTTTTCCCGCCCCACCACCGAGGTGCGGGCACAACAGATATCGGCCGATCTGGTCGATGTGAGCTGGGTTCCGACCCAGCTGCTTGAGAGCGCAAAGGCCTACTTCCTTGAGAAGCACGGCTGCTATCACTTCAACGGACAGATGTTTTTCAACTGAGGACACCGACATGAGAACTTCCGAATCCATCAACGAAATCGCCACGGCACTTGCCCGCGCACAGGCACGCATGAGCGTGGCCGTGTTCGACTCGAAAAACCCCGCCTTCCGCAGCAACTACGCGAGCTTCACGGCCGTGGTGGCCGCCGTGCGCGAGCCCCTGACCTCCGAGGGCGTCGCCTTCCTGCAGACCGTGGTCTCCATGCCGGACAGCGTCATGGTGATCACCCGGCTGATGCACACCTCCGGTCAGTGGATCGAGATGGACGGACCGTTCATCCCGGCCAAGGCCGACGCGCACGGTGCGATGTCCGCCACGACCTACGCCAAGCGCGGCAGCCTGTCGGTGGCCCTGTCACTCCCGGCTGACGAGGATGACGATGGCAACGCGGCCGTGCAGGCCGCCCCTGCCAAGAGCCCTCAGGTAAGCCCCGCCACGCTGGAGGCCCTCCTGCCCCTCCTGCTGGACTCAGGCAAGGGCGAGGTCGTTCTAGGACACTACCGCGTGCAGAAGGCAGGTGACCTCACCGAGGCGCAGGCTCAACAGGCGATCCTCCGCCTTCAAGGGGGTGCCAAGTGATCCGCCGCTACACCTCGACGCTGGCAATGACCGGCCCGGTAACCCGCCCCAAGCTCGGCCCCCGGGAGGACGGCTGGCTGGGCATGAGCCCCGGCTCTATGGGATCGCTCGATCTGGAGCAGGGCTCTCTGGAGTGGGCTCTGGAGCGGTCAAAGTACATCAGTGCCACCGACGTGGCCGGGATCGTGGGCGAGGCGAAGTACGGCCCGACCACCATGCAGAAGGTACTGGACAGGAAGCGCGGCAAGACCGTGCAGGCCGATAGCCCTGCCATGGCCCATGGGCGCGACATGGAGCCCGTCCTGCGCGCTCTGGCACAGGCAGAGCTAGGGGTGTCCCTCCCCCCGGCCGTGCTGGTCCGTGGGAGGCTTCTGGCGAGCCTTGACGGGTGGGATCCTGACAGTCGGACGCTTGTCGAGATCAAGACCAGCTTCGCCGCGGCCGAGCCGCCCACCGAGGTGCCCGAGCACTACATCGCCCAGCTGGCAACGCAGGCGTGGGTCTGCGCCCCCAGCCGGGTGTTCTACCTGCACCACGCGGGCGGTGAGGTTGCGCTGATCGAGGTGGACCGCGCCTACCTGCTGGAGCGGTTCCTGCGCTGCTATGCCGGGCCGATCTGCGAGGCCTACGAGCATCTGCTGGACGGCACCGACCCGGAGCCGGAGCGGCATGACGAGGAGTGGCGCGCAGCCGCCCTGACGTTCGCTCTGGCGCACGCAAACCTCGAGGGGGCAGAGAGACGGCTCTCCGATGCCCGGGAGGCCTTGCTGGCCCTCGCAGGCGGTTCCAGTGCCCATGGCGAAGGCGTGCGGGTGTCATGGCACGACCGCCAAGGCAACGTGAACTGGAAGGCAAAGCCCATCCTGACGGCCATCGAGGCCGCGGGCGTGGATCTGGAACTGTACCGGGGCAAGGCCACGCGGTACGCAAAGGTGGAGGTGCTGAAGTGAACAACGAACTGGAGATGGCCGAGGTGCGCGAGGCACTGGCCCGGGTGGAGGGTGAGCTGGTGCTGGCTCGAGCCGAGGCGCAGCGCCTGCGGACGGTGATCATGCACGCCTACCACTGCCTTCCCGACATGCCCTCAGTCTGCTGCCAGACCATCCAGCTGGCCGTCGAAGGCAATGTTTAACCAAGACCCGAGGAGGGTGTGATGAGCCAAGAGAAAGAGTTCCTGAACGGCCTTGTGGTGAAAATCCGGGAGAACCAGCCCGACTTTGTGCTGTGCAACCTGTCCATTCGGGTCGAAGACCTGATCGCCACGCTTGAGCGGGAGAGGGGTGCCGAGTGGCTGAACGCCGTGATCAAGCGCGGGCGCAGCGGGAAGTACTACGCGGAGATCGACCGCTGGAAGCCCACCGAGAAGCTGGCGGACGTGGCCCGGGCAAGGCCTGCCCCGGCACCTGCCCGCGAGGAGTTTGACTCGGAAATTCCGTTCTGATCTGGAGATCCGGCGCTGGCCTTCCCTGTGCTGCCTGACGGGCGTGCGGGGAGGTGTCCAAGGCTGTCCGGGGACGCAGCCGATCCTGCGGTGTCCTGTCACGCCTCCGGGCTCTTCGAGTCGGCGTGCCGGGATCAAGCCAGCCAGTTGAAGTAATGAGCCAACTGCAGGAGTCCCCAACATTACCAACTATTCACACGCAAGGGTGTCAAACCCATTGCACACCAACCCGCAAGGGCGTACAGTTCCTCCATGCCAGCACGTTGCTGGTCACCACTGAGGACACCTGACATGAACGTAACCTACAAGCTGACCGAAGAACTCCGCGCTGGCGACATCGTGTCGTTCGGCGGTGACAGCACCTTCCGCGTGCTGGAAGACGCCCGCCCCACCCAGTGTCTGGAAGGCCCCTCGCCCATCGTAGTAGCTCAGAGCGAGTGCCTGTCGGGCCGCGTCGGCAACTACTACTGGCCGGGCTCGATCTGGACCATGCAGGGCCATGTTGGCCGCGTCACCCACCGCGTACTGCTCGGCGAGTGATTCACGGGATGCCCCTCACGCGGGGGCATCACGGGACTCCCCCACTACAACCGACAGGACACTGACATGACCAAGCCCCTCTTCGAGCATGAGATCTGCACCCGCTGCCTCGGCGGCGGCGAGTACTCCTACAACGCAATCGACGGCACCCGGTGCTACGGCTGCTTGGGCTTGGGCTACAGGCTCACGGCCCGTGGCCGCGCCGCCCAGACCTACCTGAACGCCATGCGGAAGCGCCCCGCCGAGCAGGTGAAGGTCGGCGACCTGATCCGGTATGACGGCACCCGTAAGCGCAGCTTCCGCACCGTGACGGCCATCGAGGCTTTCCCGGCCTGCCAGACCTTCGTCAACGAATCCGGCACGGCCTACCGCATCGTGTGCGGCGAGGGCACCGTCATCGCCCGTGAGGGGCAGATGATCAACATGGGATTCACCGGGGCCGAGAAGGCCGAGCAGCAGGCCAAGGCGTTGTCCTATCAGGCCACCCTCACCAAGGCTGGCAAGCCCAGCAAGAAATCCACCCGTGCCGAGGAGGCAGCATGAGCAAGAAGCGTATCAGCAGCAGCGATGCCGGGCGCGCACTGGGGGCCTGCAAGCCCCCGGTGGCACGTACCTGCACGGTGTGCAGCAAGGTCTACACCACCATCGACCCGGGCCGGTCCCTGTACTGCGGCAACACCTGCAAGTGCAAGGCAGCCCGTCACCGTCGAGCCCTGCGGGCGGGGGCGGCGCATGGCTGAGTGGTACAGCGATAGCAACCTACGGACACCGAGATCGATGAGGGAGGCAGGCATGTCAGAGGACCCGATCCGCGATCAGGCCGCGCTGGAGCGTCACTGGGCGCACTTCGTGGCCGGGTTCGCACTGGGCGTCACGGGCACCCTCCTGATGCTCTTGGCGGGTGGCCTGTGAGTATCAGAGACTGGTACCCCCACCCCGAGCGGCCCGTCCCGGACAGGACGGCCGCACGGGCCGAGATCGCAGCCGACACCGAACGGTACCTGCGGGCAGGCGGCACCATCGAGCGGGCCTGCGTGTCACCACAGGTGCGGTGCGTCAAGAACGTGGACGGGCACCCGATCTACGTGAGCTCGGCACTGCACCAGAGTCGCCTGACCATCGCCACGCCGTTCAACCGCAAGTCGGGATACGGCCGGGGCTACAGGAGGGGCAAGGCATGATAATGGAGGGCTCCAGCTGGGTGATCAGAACACCCGACCAGACCAAGCGCCTCGCCTACCTCCTCGATGCCCGCCTGCAGAACGGGCCGGTGCTGGTGGACGTCAGGGGATACGCGCCGCCCAAGACCCGAAAGCAGCGCGGGTACCTCCACGCCATGATCCGGGAGCTTGCCCTACAGCTCGGCTGCCATGAGGCGGACCTGAAGGCAGACCTCAAGGCGCAGTTCGGGGTGGTGGTGGTCGAGCCGTCACTGGTGACGGGTGATCGGGTTGCCCGCACCCTGCCATCCGAGCGGTACAGCCGGGAGCAGATGACCGGCCTGATCGGGTCCATCCTCGCGTGGGCAGCAGAGCGGGGCCTGACCGTCGCCGAGCCGGATGACCCGGATGTGCGCGACGAGATTGGGCTGGCGTACAGGAGGGTTGGCGCATGACCGAGGCACCACTGGAGGCGGAGGTACACCTGCTCAGGGCGGCCCTTGCCCACGTCCGGGAGGAGCGCGAGGCGTTGAAGGTAGCCCTTGCCCATGTCCGCGAGGAGCGCGATGCACTGGAGGTGGAGGTTCACGCCCTGCGCTATGAGTGCGATGCCATCCGCGATGCCCTCGGCGTCATCCTGAGGTTCGCCCATGCGGAGACTTGAAGACCAGTACCAGATCGCCCTGTTCCAGTACCTCGCAAAGGCCTACGCGGCCGAGGCCCCGTGGTTCACGCACAGCCCGAACGGTGGGCTGCGGAACGTGGTGGTGGCCACCCAACTGAAGCGTGCAGGGGTGAGGCGTGGCGTGCCGGACGTGATGTACCCGCGGCACCGAGGCGGGTTCGCGGGCCTTGCCATCGAGCTCAAGGCCAAGGGCGGCAGGCCAACACCCGAGCAGCTGGCATGGCTCGATATGCTGGCCCGGGAGGGCTGGATGACGGCCGTGTGCGTCGGGCTGGACTCTGCCATCCAGACGGTCGATGCCTACATGCGCATGCGGCAGGCACCGGGCTGGGGGGTAGGGGGGGAGGGTGCCCCGTGATACGGCATGCCCCCAAAAGGCCTTCGGATTTTCGGCATTTCACTGGGAAACCGACGCCTCCCCGGCAACTCCCCCGGGAGATGCCAGCCACATCCCCGGGGAAAGTGCCCGGGACATTGCCGAGGATTGCTGACCATGCCCAATGACAGGTTCTACAAAACGCCCGAGTGGGAGGCCATGCGAATTGCCGTGATTCGGCGGCACAACTGGGTGTGCAGCCAGTGCGGCGTGCTGGCACTCGGGGCCAGAAAAGCTGGCGCACCTTCCCCGCATGTTGACCACATTCTTTCCCGGAAAGAGCGGCCGGATCTGGCCATGGATCCCGCAAACCTGACCATGCTGTGCGGCCCGTGCCACTCGCGGAAAACCCGCAGGCTCGACTGCCCCAGAACTGGCCACGTCACCGGAGCGGACGGCTGGCCGGTGGAATAGTGGGGTACCCCCCCTTATAGGCCATGCTGGTGCCCGACAATGCCCTGCACCAATCTGGACGGGCTCGGGCACCGTTCTGGTGCAGAGGGGAGGGGGGGATTGGTCAAAAAGTGAGCAGGGGACGCCCGACCGCCGCGGGGGTTCTCAATGTGTCATCCAAGGTAACCCACTGGCCAAAACGATCACCGCCAACTGACAAAACCGATCACCCGCCCACTGGCATTTGCCCTCATTTCGCGCACTGCATCGACGTGGTGCATACTTTCGGGGGTGTATCCGATGGAGGGTTGGTTATGGCAGGTCGGAAGGTCGCGTACACCAGTGCGCGGGGGAAGAGTGAGGCATTGCAGCGGATCGTGGTGGGTATAGAGACGCCCGATCACCTGACCGAGGAGGAGGGTGAGCTGTTCCAGATGACCGTGGCGAGCTTGCCCATGGCGGTGTGGCTGCCGGACATGGTGCAGCGGGCGGCGCAGATGGCGCGGCACTTGGCGGCGGAGAAGCGCCTGATGGATCAGGTCGCCGAGAAGGGTGATGTGATCGAGCGGGAGGATGGCAGACTGGTAGTCAACCCGGCGCACACGGCCCTGATGAGCCACGGCGGTGCCATCCACCGGCTCCGTAGCCAGCTGGGGCTGACAACGACAGACAGGTCCACCTCGGCCAAGGTGAACCCGGCCACGCTCAGGCAGGAGGCGATCAGCGAGCACGGGGTGCGGGAGCGGCTGATCGAGGATCCCATCAAGGCGGGCCTGCTTGCCCGGGCAAACTGACATGGCCAAAAAGATCAGTGATGGCGAGATGGTCATCCGGTTTGTGGAGGAGTACCTGCGGGTGCCGGAAGGGGCGCACGTGGGCAAGCCGCTGAAGCTCCTGCCCTTCCAGAAGCGGTTCATCCGGGAGATCTACGACAACCCGAACGGGACGCGGCGGGCGTATATGTGCATCGCCCGGAAGAACGGAAAATCAGCCCTCACGGCCGCGATTATGCTGGCGCACCTGATCGGCCCCCGGGCCATTCACAACTCGCAGATTGTGTGCGGCGCGATGTCCCGGGATCAGGCCTCGCTGATCTGGAACCTTGCCGTGAAGATGCTGCGCCTGAACCCCGAGCTCGAAGGCCTCGCGCACGTCATTCCCAGCAAGAAGATGATCATCGGCATGGCCCGGAACGTAGAGTTCAAGGCCCTTGCCAGTGACGGCACCACGGCCCACGGACTCTCGCCTGTTCTGGCCATCTTGGATGAGGTCGGGCAGATCGTCGGCCCCTCCAGCCCGTTTGTGGAGGCCATCACCACCTCGCAGGGTGCGCACGCGGAGCCGCTCCTGATCGCCCTGTCCACCAGCGCCCCGTCTGACGGCGACATGTGGTCGATGTGGCTGGATGACGCCGAGCGCAGTTCGGACCCGCACACCGTGGCGCACGTCTACAAGGCGGCAGAGGGCTGCGACCTGATGGACGAGGCGCAGTGGCGCGCGGCCAACCCGGCCCTCGGCACGTTCCTGTCGGAGGAGTTTGTCCGGCAGACGCTCAGCCGGGCGCAACGCCTGCCCTCGGAGGAGGCGTCCCAGCGCAACCTGCTGCTGAACCAGCGGATCTCGATGGACCGCCTCGCATTCTCGCCCTCGGCATGGAAGGCCTGCGCCATGCCGACAGGCCCCGAGGTGTTTCGCGGCCGCACGGTCTACATGGGGCTCGACCTGTCTGCCAAGAATGACCTTACGGCCGCCGTGCTGGCCTGTGAGGACGATGACGGGGTCATACAGCTACTCCCCATCGTGTTCTGCCCCACAAGCGGCATAGACGACCGTGGGCAGCGCGACAGGGCTCCCTACAGGATGTGGGTCGATCAGGGGTATCTGATCCCGGTTGGCTCGGCCACGATGGACTACGACCAGATCGCGCAGGCCATCGGCGACTACCTCTGGCGGGAGGAGATCGTTGTCGAGGAGGTCCACTACGACAAGGCGCTGATCACCCACTTCCAAGCGGCCTGCCAGAGGGCGAGCGTGCTGCAGGAGGCGCGCTGGATCGGGGTGCCGCAGTTCTTCAAGGAGGTCGGGATCCGCCTCGCCAGCCTGCAGGGGCTGGTGCTGGACAAGCGGGTCGCGCACGGCGGTCACCCGCTACTGAACTATGCGGTGGCCAATGCGGTTGCGGTGCAGGGGCGGGAGGGAATTTCGGCCTTGGACAAGAAGAAGTCCACGGCAAGGATCGATCCCCTAGCAGCTGCGGTCTTCGCCGCGTGGCCGCTAGGGGAGGGTCGAGCCGGTGCCCAGTTCGACGTGCTGTCGATGATCGGCTAGGACAGGAGATCCCACTTCACCCGCTCGGTGTCGAGGATGAAGGCGAAGCGGTCGATGGAGGTGCTCATGGTCTCCTTGAACACCACCGGGCCGAGGGTGCCTGACCACGCCTCGACATGCTCGCGCATGAAGGCGTCCCCTCGCGGGGAGATTGACTCGGCACTCCAGAAACCCGTGCTCTCACGGCGCAGCAACATATCCATGGCAATTACTCCGTAACGGTCTTGGGGATTCGCAGGGCTTCACCGGCGGGCACGCCGCGCTCGCGAAGGCCCTCCGACACCAGTGCGATGACAACGTCTGCCACAGAGCGCGAGTGCTCGATGCCGAGCTTCTCTAGGGCGAACTTCATCTCGGTGGAGACGCGGAAAGTGATCTGGCTGTTACGCATGGCAAGGCTCCTCGACGGTGGTGGTGAGATCATCAACGCAGCGCAGGACGGCGTAGCACGCGGCCCAGAGCTCAAAAAGCGGCGAGATATGGTGTCTGCCCTTCAACACGCGCTCGGCCATCTCGAACAGGGCGCGCGAGTCACGCTGCAAGGTGCGGACAGTCGAGGCGTTGATCGCATCGGAGCGGTCGTGCCAGAAGGTGCTTGCGCTCTGCATATCATGGATCAGGCGCTCTGCCAGATGCTGCATGGCAGCAGCCTCCGCAGGGTAGCCAAGGGCGATCCAGCGATGCTTGAGCAGCGTGGTGGCGCGCTTTGCGTAGGCCGCGCCTTCCAGCAGGTGGAGTTGGGTGTTCATGCTCTGTGTCCTCTGTGCTTCGAGTAGCCACGGGATGCGGCTCTCTTACGGTCTACGTGAGTGGCTGCCCGATTGACGCGGGCGAATTTGGCTACGGGGTTTCGGGTCTTCATGGTGTCCTCTGTTACGCGAAGCTGATGATTGCGCCGCCGATCTTCCGGCCTTCATGGCGGCCCTTGTGGCAGTGAAACATGCGGCGGTACTCGATGCGGCCATCCCCCAGAATGCGCATGTAGTGCTCATCGATCCGGGCACGGCGGAAAGTGGCAAGGATCTCGCGCTCTGCCTGATCGAAAGAGCTCACCTCGAAGGCGCGCTCTTCGTTGCCGGACTGGCGCATGATGGTGACAATCAGTTTCCGCTTCCCTTTGCAGCGTTTGATGGCCTCCTCCCGCGTGGCTGGGGTGGCGTCTCTCATGTCCTGTGCGTAGCAATGCACGATGACGTACCCAACGAGGTAAACGACCGTGCTGATCAGTACAAAGATTCCTTCTGCGTTCATGTCAGTGTCCTCAGGTTGTGGGGAGACATTCCCGTGCTGCGCCCCGCGAGGCGCAGACCGTGAATTACTCTGCGAAGCGATCCATCAGTGCGCGCTCGGCCTCGATGCCGCTGCGCTGATAAGCCACCGAGGCGTAGGCCGGATCGATCTCATCCCAATGCGCCAGATTGATCTCGCCAGCTGCACGCACCCGCTCGGCCAGCTTCTCGGCAGCGGCCTCGCCTGCGCCCTCCCAATCGCGCTCGACGTAAGCACCGAACTCGGCGTCGACGTCGCGCACAACGGCGGCGTTGTTCCAGCGGCGCACGTGAGCCCAGCGGCGACCGTCTGCGGCGGTGGCGATAACGAAGTAAGACTCGCCGATCACCGGGGTGCCGTCTTCCGGGTGGCGACCTGCGGAGTACTGGTCGAAGGTGACTTCGATCTCAAGGTCGGCTGCGTTCATGTCGGTGTCCTCTCGGTTGCGGCCAGCAAGTGCGCTGGCACAGGGAGAAAGATACATGGTAGCGCATAGAGGTGCAAGGCATTGCTTAGACCGTGTTGGCATAAGGGATGGGCGTTGACGGTTGCAAATGGCATAGCTACCATTCGCCAAACCTTTGCCTGTCTCGGGAGCTCCGGTGACGCAGTCAAACCGCCCGGGACGCGAGGAGAGAGAGGCATATCGTAAATCCGGGCAGGCGCAATCGCCTGCCAACGGTGGAAAGCAAACCCCAGCGGGAGCTCCACCATCGTGCAAACCGGGTCACGCGAAGTAACCAAGCACCTGTCCGCGACGGTCGAGAAGAGCGACGGCGACTTCGACGCCCGTTTTGTTCTCTCGGCAGCAACGCCGGACCGCGTGAGGGACACCATCGAGCCCTCGGCCTACACCGCCGCCTTGCGCATGGACAAGCTCATCGCGCTGATGAACCATGACCCGGACAAGATCATCGGGTACTGGACCAACCTAGAAACCAAAGCAGACACCCTTCGTGGCCACCTCAAGCTGGCCAGCACGCGCCTTGGCGACATGCTGCGCGAGTTGCTGGTGTCAGGCGTGCCCCTCGGGGCTTCCATCGGATTCAGAGGCAAGGGCGAGCCCAACAAGGCGGGCGGCGTCCACTTCAAGGAAATCGAGTTGCTTGAGTGCAGTCTGGTCGCGACGCCTGCCCATCCCCGGGCTATGCAGATCGCCAAGCACTTCGGCATCGATCTGGGCGTCGAGTCAGACCCCACCCCGGCAGACACTCTCCAACGCGCCAAGCGGGCAATCCTGTCCGCACAACGCACCATACGGAACTGAACAAATGAATATCGCAGATCGCATCATCGCCACCGAGGCGGAACTGGTATCCCTCAAGGACTCACTGGTCGAGGCCACCAAGGCCCTCGAAGCCGCTCCCGAGGAAGAGACCCTGCTCGTGCAGGTTGAGGAGCTCTCCTCCAAGGTCGAGAAGCAGTCGGCCACCGTGGGCGCTCTCAAGAAGGCCGAGGCCGCACTCGCCGCTCGCGCACGCCCCGTCGAAGGCGCACCCGGCATCATCTCGCAGAGGCGCGATGCCAAGGGCGACGGCTCCCTGCTCTGGCAGATGGCCACCGTGAAGGCGATTGCCTACGCAACCCGCAAGAGCGAGGCCGAGGTTCTGGAAGAGCGTTACAAGGCTGACGACCGCGTATCCGCCGCACTCGACTACGTGCAGAAAGCTGCCGTGAATCCGGCCATGACCACCACCGCTGGCTGGGCCGCTGAACTGGTGCAAACCGACGTTCAAGGGTTCCTCAACAGCCTGCGCGCCACCTCGGTTGCCGCAGAGCTCGCGAGCCGCTCGCAGATCCTGTCCTTCGGCGGGTTTTCGACGATTACCGTGCCGGTGCGTAACCAGCTGGGTGCCACCCTGAGCGAGCCCGCGTGGGTGGGCGAGGCGGGCGTTATCCCGCTTACGCAGTTCAGCTTTGGCTCGGCCACGATGAACCGCTACAAGCTTGCCGCCATCACCACGATGTCGCGCGAGATCATGGAGCGCAGCACCCCGTCCATCGAAGCACTGATCCGCGACGGCCTTTCCGAGGCTTACGCGCAAGTGCTCGACGCTGCGCTGCTCTCGTCTGCTGCTGCGGTAACCGGCGTTCGCCCTGCTGGCCTGCTGGTCGGTGTAACTGCTGCCACCGGCACGGCAGGCTCCGGAGAAGCCGCAGTCCTCGCGGACCTCAAGGCTGCCATCACGGCAATGACCAACGCTCGCCTCGGCGCACGTC